CAAAACCTGTTGCTTCATGGGGTTGCTGGAACAGGTAAAACATTCATATCACTATATCTCGCATTAGAGGAGATTTTACGAAGCAGTCAATACAACAAGGTAGTCATCATTCGCTCAGTGGTACCTAGCCGAGACATGGGATTCCTTCCCGGTAACGCTAAGGAAAAGGCAAAGGTATTCGAAGACCCGTACAAGGAAATCTGCGACGATCTGTTTGCGAGAGGCGATGGCTACGAAGTCCTCAAGATGAAGCGCATGGTAGACTTCATGACTACCTCGCATCTACGTGGTATGACATTCCGTGATTCCATCGTGATCGTGGACGAGTGTCAGAACATGATCATGCAGGAGTTGGATACGGTCATTACTCGCATGGGTGAGAACAGCCGCATCATCTTCTCTGGCGACTTCCGGCAGACTGATCTACAGCGGGACAACGAACGAGCAGGGCTGCATTCATTTATGAACATCTTATCCGATTTATCTGGTTTCGATAAGATCGAATTTGGCGTGGAAGATATCGTCAGATCGGGGCTGGTCAAGGAATATATTATATCCAAATTAGAGTTAGGATATGTCTAAAATAATTTGGAATTAGACTTGACAGGACTGCTGGTGGCGTGTATAATGAGCGTGTAGCGATTGAAGATATAGTTTTAAATATATCTTAAAGGTATTAAAGAAAACGTGTTTAACCATATTCGTCATGAGTTCCCGTCTTTGCTGACAGAAACAGTGGATGGGGGCAGAATCTATAATACGCCAGATGGTAATCGGTATCCATCCGTCACCACAGTCCTTCAAGCTTACAGTGCCAAGGGTATTGCTGAGTGGCGTAAACGTGTGGGTGAGGCAACGGCTAACAGAATAAGCCGTACTGCTACAGATCGTGGCACATCCGTTCACAACGCAATTGAAAAATATCTCAAGAACGAATCCCTGTCGAATGTGGTAATGATGCCACACGCGAAGGCTGTCTACGTTCACATGAAGAAAGTGCTGGACGATCACGTTGATAACATTCACTGCCTTGAGACTCAGTTGTGGTCAGATGAATTGCGATTAGCTGGACAGGTTGACTGCATTGCTGAATATGACGGTAAGCTGACTGTCATAGACTTCAAGACCAGTAAGAGGCTTAAGAAGAAAGAACAGATTGCTAACTATTTCATGCAGTTGTCAGCCTATTCGGTGATGTTCACTGAACGTACTGGTCTAATGGTCGAAGATGGGCGCATTATCATTGGTGTGGATGACTGCGCGTTTGCTCAAATCATGAGAGTCAATCCTTATGATTACTTGGGCAACCTAAAAGAATATATCCATAAATACGAGAGCAGAGTGGCAGCGTGAAATTACTATTTTACGTTCTGATCTTTCTTGTTCTTGTTGCTCTCTGGTGGATTTCATTTCCAGACGAGGGAGAATAATCAGATGGATGCACAAACAGTAGTTGGTGGCGTTGCTGCCGTTGTCGCACTAGCAGGCTTTGGCTGGTTCGTATGGACTAAGATCAAGGCTTCGAAGGAAGACGATAATTCCGGCTCCGGTGGCGGGGGCGGGGGCGGCGGCGGGGTTGAACCTATCGTAGAAAACACTCCGAAGGGTAAGAAGAAGGTCGCCGTCCGCAAGAAGGCAGTCGCCAACAAGAAGAAGGGCAAGTAATCATGGACATGCAGACTGTTATTTCTGGTTTTATCGGCGGCTCTGTCCTTCTAGGATTCGGGGCGTTCCTTTGGTATAAGGTGAAACAGTCGAAGAAGCAGGATGTAAGCGGCGAGGGTGGTGTTGAACCACCTGACCCGCTTGATCCTCTTGCTGAGAAGTCCAAGACGTTTGCTAACGTTACGGATTTCATCGGCAAGCTGTTCAACAATCCACGATCAATTCGCTGGATCATTGTTGGCGCACTGGCTATCTTTATTGCGTTGCTGTCCGTCAAGTCACGCGGCGAAGAACTATACTTCGATGCGGGTTCAGCCGTTGTGCGGGGCTATGCGCCGACACTTGGCTTGAACATTGCGTGGAAGGAAGCGGGACCAGTTAATACGGATTATGAGTTGGGATTCAAACTGATTGGACAGTCCGAATATCGGGATGTTCATCAGTCAAATCAATTCGTGATTCATGGTATGCTGGTAGACGGCTACAAGAACTTCGAAATGGGCATGGGATTCGCATACTTCAATGTACCTAGCGATTATGCCTGCCAAGAGACATTTACTATTCTGACTCGCTGGCGTTTCACACCGAGAATACATGCTCAGTATCAGCACTATTCATCCGGTGGATCGTGTAAGCCTAACGTCGGCAGAGACTTGTTTACTTTGGGGTGGAGATTCTAAATGAGCGAAGCTAATACTGATTCATTCACAATCAACACAACGGAAGGCACCGTGTTGACTGAGGGTGGCATTAATTCACTGAATCCTAAGATGAATCCTGAAAATCCGCCATGGACATTTCGTGGGCGTTGCGTCAGAGTTGTAGACGGCGACACTTACGACATTCTCTGTGATTGTGGATTCTCCATTTATCATAAGATTCGCGTCAGACTTCGCGGTGTGGATACTCCCGAAGTTTATGGCAAGAATGCTAGCGAGGAAGGCAGGGTAGCTTCGAAGGTGGTGTACGACACTATCTTTGATAAGGAAGTTCTGATCTATACTTACAAGAATGCACCGTCAACGTTCAATCGTTGGGAAGCGGACGTATTCTTCAAGGACGAGGGCGGCAACATAATAAACCTAGCCAAATTCCTTGCACTGAATGGTTATGCAACGTTGTGGGAACCAAAATAGGAGACACAAGATGTTGTTCGACATTCTATTAGCAGTAGTCGGTGTTATCATCGGCTGGCATTTCCCACAGCCGCTTTGGGCAAAGGCAGCTTGGGCAGCAATCACGGCTTGGATTCAAAAGATTCGTGATCGGTAAGTTTTATTGTGGTATGAGGTAAAGCGAAGGCGTTTCGGACGCGGGTGCGAATCCCGCCTGCTCCACCACGAAAGACTCTCACTCCTAGATGCGCAGAAGTTGAGTTCTTACTGCGATACACGGAGAGCAAAACTCTGAGAGTCTTTCGTAATGGGGCAGAAATAGATTCGACGGGATGAGATAGCGGCACGGACCACAGGATAGGCGACTAACCTAATTAGCGCAAAACGAGTAAAGGCAAACGAAGATACCTTTCATGAGATGGCACTAGCTGCCTGATCGGAGTTTGACCCACTTGGCAACAGGACGGGTCTGGTGAGGGGAGCAATCCCCTCGCCATTTTTGTCGCCCTACATGGAGATTACTAACATGCGACGACTGATGATTATTGTGATGATGATGCTGTTCAGTTTTCATGCGAAGGCAGAAGTAGATATTATTCCTCTTGAGTTGCTAGAAGACTTAATCACTTCGATTGATATTCCAGCACCGATACCACTGCCGGTAGACGAGAAAGAGCAGGAATGTCTGGCTAAGAACATTTACTTCGAAGCTCGCAATGAGCCATATGAAGGCAAGCTTGCAGTAGCTACGGTCACGCGCAATCGTGTGGAATCCGAAAGGTATCCAGACACGTATTGTGATGTTGTGTGGCAAATTACCAAGCGTAAGGACAATGGCAAGAAAGTTGCTCAGTTCTCATGGACGCTCGACGGCAAGCCTGACAACCCATACAACTTAGAACTATATCAGGAAGCTTTAAGAATAGCGGAAGAAGTCTTGCGTTACGGCAAAAAGTCTGATATAATTGGAGACATGGTGTACCATTACCATGCTGTCTATGTACAGCCGAAGTGGTCGCGATACATGAAAAAGGTTACTAGAATTGGTAATCATATCTTTTATAGAAGTTAAAGGGACACAATATGTTTGGTGACAATGATACTAAGCTGGATTATGCGGATGTACTACTGGTGCCGAGAGAATCGGACTTGTCCAGCAGATCACAAATTGATCTAACCGTAGATCACTTTGAGATTCCTGTGGTACCTATCATTGCCGCAAACATGGATGGTGTGGGTACATTTGCCATGGCAAAGTCGCTAGCTAAATATCAGCTAATGACCGCACTGGTAAAACACTATTCACTGGAAGAACTCCTAGACTTCTATGCGCAAGAAGAGCATTCCAAATACGCTATCTACAGTATGGGTACTGGTGACGGAGATTGGGATAAGTTTGTCTCTTTTGATCGCGCTTGTACTGATAGCGACATTCATCACCCCATTGCTGTTTGTGTTGATGTTGCTAACGGGTACACGGCTCATTTGGAGCGGTTTCTTGCAAGGCTTAGAGAGGATTACCCCGACTACATCCTCATGGTCGGAAACGTTGTCACACCAGAACGTACAGAAAAGCTCATTGACCTCGGAGCAGATATCGTCAAGATTGGAGTCGGTCCCGGCTCAGTCTGCACCACAAGAAAAATGACGGGTGTGGGCTATCCACAATTCTCAGCAGTCCTAGAATGTGCCGCAGCAGCCGACGCCGCTGGCGGTGCTATCTGTGCGGACGGTGGTATCACCTGTCCCGGTGACGCAGCGAAAGCCTTCGCAGCCGGTGCGAAGTACATCATGGCTGGTGGATTGTTTGCTGGTCATGAGGAAGGATTGCCGATTGATGCGCCTAGTGATATTCAACGTGTCTTCTTCTATGGCATGGCATCCAAGGAAGCACAGGACAAGCATAATGGTGGAGTCGCGGACTATCGTGCAAGCGAAGGCAAGTTCGTAGCTGTTCCATATCGTGGTCCGGTTGAGTCCACTGTCAAGGAACTGTTGGGTGGATTGCGTTCAGCCTGTACTTACATTGGTGCGGAGTCGGTTGAAGATATGCATCGTCGCGCTAAATTTGTAAAGGTCTATCGTCAACTTAACAATGTGTTCATGTGATGCCTACTCGCGAAGAAAGGGACGAATTCTCAATTCTGATCCTCAAACGTGCCTCGCACTTGAGGACGGATCATATTGATGCTATTGTCACTTACTGTGACGAGATAGGGCTGGAAATGGAAGTGGCAGCAACCCTGATCAATGAAGAGTTGAAAGCACGTATTGAAGAGGAAGCGGAAGAACTGAGGATCATACCAAAGACTGGAAGGCTACCGTTATGAGTAATGAATTAACAGCGAAATATCAAAACCTATTGCAGCAGACTCTCAATCTATTCGAAGAGTTCGGTGTGCGCGAAGGTGTGGGCAAGGATGGCATCCTCATGAAGAATATTCGTGAGACATTGACTACAGGTTCCGTTAGCACATTCATCAGTCCTACTCGTCCAACTGGTTGCCCACTATGTGGCGCACCCTCACTGTTGGATTGTGACTGTGATCCGGCTGAACAAATGGCGGCAATGCAACAATGAATGTAGATGAACAGTGGCGGTTTCTTGAGAACGACAAGCCTGCGCACTTGCAGGAAGTGATTTACTTTTCACCCATGGTTGGTGTATGGCGTGGCAAGTTCGATGAAGTATCCTATTGCTTTTATGGCGCGGGTGGATTCATTGATGGCTATGATGTAGAACTGTGGATGCCAGACAAGGGACAGACGCTACCGCCTCGACCAGTATTGCGATGAACGGCTACGAAACTTACTGTCTATATACAGCACTCAAGCTGCACTTCTCTTCCAACTACGATTTCTTCAAGTATAATGGAAGAGTCAAATCCACGACACCGGAAGCCTATGAGCGTCGGCGGGACAAGTATATGTTCCACAAGCTGGCTCGCACCGTGGCTGATCGTGACATGACTGCCTATCTGGTAGCTAATTTTATCGTGAGTGATCAATACTGGACAAAGGACTTGATCAGTCAGGAAGCACAGGACAATTGGAGAGAGTGGCAAAAGCGCAATCAATCTCTCTATTACACCTTCACACAGGATTTTCGTAAACTGACGATTGGCATTACGCCAGACCAAGCAGTTGCGACAAGAGATTTCGGTGAATATCCTATTCTACTCAACATGTACATGTCGGGTGAGATATGCATCGAAACAATGGTCATTCTAAACAAGATGGCTCGCATTCTAGCTCGCTGGAATGGTCATATTAGCGATAACGTAA